TTGTTGAATGCCGCCTTCTTCGCCCTCACCTTTTAATGATTTAAGAATTTCTATGGCGCTAGCCTCGAATTTTTTATCTAAAATTTTTATAGAAAAGCTGTACTCCTCGCCTAGCTCTACAAATAATTTCTGCGCTTTATCAGTTAAATACCACTCATAATGCGAACTACACCGCAGCGCTAAACCTAATTTTTTTAGAATACACTCTGCATAATATTTATCACTAGCTCCCACAATATATTATGAAAACCCCTCTTGGGGGTTTAAGCTCGGCGACTCGCTCGCTTCCCACACGTCTTGCTGCGTCACAGGTATCATCAGGGACCTACAGTTAAAATGATTTGGTGGTCTATATGTACCCCACTCCTCTGAATCATTTGAAAATATCCGACCGTCCAAGTGCGCACAAATAGGGGTCACTCTACTGTCTATTATAGCAGAGTATTCAAACGCCTCCACGAACCCATCTAGATCGTCGCTATTAAAAAACGCAAACCTTGATTCGTTGATCGCTTCAAACGTCGTTGTTTTTATCGTTGTCTCTAACCTGTGCCGTGGGTTAGTTATATCAAGAGCCTCGCCAAGCAGCGCCTCCACTGTTTCTAAATCAATCAGTCCATCACTCGAAAATCGCTTGTATATAGACTCTACTACCTCGGCAGTAGATTTATTGTTTTTTACCCCCTGACTAATTTCATTTTGAATTAATTTGTTTGCAACATCCGATATGTTGCCAGCCATTTTAAACGCGGTCGAATCAAAATATTTTGCTGCTTGTTTCTCCAACGTGAAAGCAATGCCCCTAGAAAATTTTTCTTTTTTTGCACGCTCTATTTCTTTTGTTGCTTGGCGATTTCCAAGCCGCCAAGCTTTGTTGATTATTTTTTTAGACTCTTTATTAAGTGCGCGTTTGTTATCCACTGGAAATTTTATCTGCTTAACTACAGCTATGTCATTTAAGTCTGCATCTTTTATTTGTGTAGCTATTTTCTTGAGTGCATCCGCCATAATCGCAGAAAGTTCCTTTGCACCGCCCTCAGATATTTCATTAGACACCGACCGTATTGTTTTAAAATCCACACGCTTCAGCGCTTTTGTAAATGCTATTTGCAGCAATGTAGCGCCTGCCCCCAATGTCTCGTCGTCGTGTTCAGTTGGGAATTTATTTTTATCGCCGTGTGAACTGCCCTCCTCCTCGTCTTGCGCATCCGACACATCCTCGCCGTTCTCATCCTCGTGCCCGCTACCCTCGTCCGCATCCTCTGCCCTCCCGCCTTGCGCAGGCACGAACCCTCTGCCTACCTCGCCCATGATCGCCTCGGCGCCATCTGGGCTAACCGGGAATGCTGTTACAATAATATTAAGCCCTGTCTCCCTGGGGATTGCACCGAGCGCTACTTGATTTATAACATTTATCAACGACTCAATCTGTGCTCCATTGAGCGCAGTTTGAGGATTCACTGCAATAGACTCTGTGTCCTCCCGCTCCGGTTTTTCTGGAAAATTTAACAGCTGTCGTACATGCGCCTCGTCCGCTTCGGTATTTTCTACTGCGCCACTTTGCACTAACGTTTTCCACTGCTCAATTAATTTATCTTTCTCGGAACTAGACAGCGGTTTAAATCTAAACCGAGGGTACACCCCGTCGGAAAAATTTACTTGCCCAAGCTCTTTAAAAAGTTGCTCGTTTATTGTTTCCTCTAACGATTTTGCTTCTGCATTCAGTATCCATAAAAACGCCTCTAATTGGGTTTGCCCCAACGCACGTGACCCGTTTTTGCCCTGCTCGGATAGCCCCAATAAATTCGGCATGAGCAGGGCTTTCGAAATCGCTTTATCGTGCTGTATAATCGCACGCTCATACGAATCAGTTGATCGAAACTGCGCTATATTTAAATCTAAATCTGGACCTAAAATCATAGACGTAGACGTGCGCACAGAAGCAAGCGCCGATTTTAGATCGGTGTGCTCAACTGTCCCCTTTTTTAATTGCTTACCGCCGGTGGGCTGCGCCCAAATAAACCCAGAGCCGTATCTCTCTAAAAAAATGTTCCAGTGTCGAATCGCCATTTCTTTAGAAAAATACGGTCGGTACGCTTCACGCAATTCAGATTGCCCATACCATTCGTCCACATCCGCATTGTGTACGTGATGTATAAATTTGGTGTAGTCCAAATCCAACACAACGTCATCTAGCTGTTGCTCAAATTTAACTAGACTGCCAAACTCATTCAGATAAAAATAAAAACTATCAAACGGTTTTGACCTCAGGGAGTGTATCCCCCACCACATTTTATTTTCAAACTCTATTTGCTCAAAGTTTTTTTCCGTCACTGAAAACCCAAACGTCATCGACGACATAAAAACATCTAGTCGAGATTTCCACGATCCTTGCATGCGCTCAACAGTAAATTCTGACAGCGCAATGCGCATGTCTTTTTCAACACTGTCCATATCAGCACCTATCTCAAATGCCCAATCTCTGCCTGTGGTCGCATCGCGTCTGAACCGCGTCACTGCTTTTACCTGCTCATCAAGCATCATTTTTTTATAGATTAAACCCCCTTTGCGCTCGATCAAATCGTCGGGGTTATACGTCGGAGAATCCGCCCCTTCAAACACACTGGATTTTACAACAGCAGTGTCACCTACCGCCAAACCTACTCTGCCACCCACAGGGGGCAGGGGTGTATGTTTAAATAAATTTGCTACGTAGTTACCAACTCCCATTTACCGCACTCTCTAGTTGTCCTATTATTTCAGTGTCCGTGTTGATGTAACTGCCAATATGTGGCGTTTGATTCGCAAATATCATCGCAGGAGAATCCGCCATGTCCGGAGATTTTACTCCATTGCGGCGCATTTCTTCCTTGCCCACCAAATCCTCGGTCCTCTCTAACCCCGGTTTACTTTGCACACTGCACATCTGCGCAATAAAATCCTCCCAATCTACATCGCTGCAAAAATACTCGTCGATGACTATCTTCCCGTCTCGAAACATATCTCTCATGACAATAAACGATCTGACTCTCTGATTGCGCCATTGTCGTGTGTCGATGCTGTCCGTTGAACCCGATTTAAACGCTACAACTGTACACGTTTTGCTGTCAATTAGATAGCCCGCAGTGCCCGCCCCGACCCCTATTGAGTCAACAATGATCAAATCCCCATTGGCTACACTGTAGCCGTTAGCTTCGGCGATTCTCAGACACGCCTTGGCTGCGAGAATCGGCGACTCAGACGATGGAAATGAAAACCGATGAATTGATTTCAGCACTGTAAACGACATAAACTCCAGCGCTACAGTAATCACTGTCTCATCGAGACCCCCGTCTGCTACATCGCACGCTATTTTTAGCGTAGGCAAACTGCCGTCCGGCGTCCATTCACGCCGCGCATCATCGATCCACGCCAAAGGAATCAACTGGTTTGAGTCGTCTTTTGCAAACCGACCGTAGCACCTTATATCAACAATAGGACTGCCCCGGCCGTACTTGTCCTCCATCTGTTTTACCCACTCAAGCGGAACACGCGTAGTTTTATTTAAATCGACATGAATTTGATAGTAGTGTTGCGCTACTTTTTGCTTCAAATGACTATCATAGAACGTACCCCTATTCCGTGTAGGATTACCGATCAGTATTGTTATATTAAGTATTCCTGTGGACTGCGCGCCCTCGATGACAGGATACATCTCTTCGCGCACTCCAGAGGCCTCATCGACAATAAACAACTGATAGTCGTAATGATATCCCGACAGATTTTCCGGCTCGCTGGCCGTCTCTGCGTGCGCGGCCCAATCGACATCGTTGCACCATGTAATTCTAGTGCTGTCTATTTTTATCAGCGACGAATACGCGGGCCCTGCCCGAGCACAAATTTTTCTAAACGCTGGCCAGAGCCGGGTACACAGCTGTTTTTCCTTTGGCGCCGTACAAATTATTTGTCCATAAAAAACAAAATTAAACCAGTGCATAATACACGCAACACCGAACGTTTTCCCTGGTCCATGCATTGCACGGACCGTAATATTTCTCTTGCCTCCGTGATTGTACTTCGTTGCGACGTTGTTTTTAAATCGCCACACGTCCGCAGCCGCCTCTATCAACTCCCGCTGCCACGGGTCCAAACTCCAATTTTGACTGCGTTTTTTATCCTGTTTGTTTGTTTTTATATTTAAAAAAGTTTCGAGAAACCAAATGGGGTCCGTGCGCGACTTCGCTACTGCGGCCAACATTGAGTTGTGTAAATTAATTCCCGATAACATTTGCTGCCTCTCGGAGTGCCTCCGCTAAAATTCCAAGTGGGTTGCCCCCTATTGAATCCGTTAGCTCAATCGCCCTCAGTTCCGGCAAAACAAACCGTAGTCGTTTAATGTTTAAATCCACTTTTGCTTTCGTAGTCATCACGCGCATATTTAAAATATCTATTTGCATAGCGACAGTAGAAAGTTCGTCAACATCTTTTTTTGTCAGCTTCGCTTTATGTGTTTTTGCAACAGACAAATCTTTTAAAACTTTTTCATAATCTTTAAAACAAATTTCTAATTGACGAATATACTCCAGCAC